GTTTGTTTCCATTGGCGAAATCCACCACCGACTTCTCAAATTGTGTATAGTCATCTTTAGCCACTCAAAGGGCTTTAACAAAGGAAACACCATGACAGACCAACCAACCCTCTTCGATGAGCCCCTGGCTATCGCACTTGCTGAGCAAGCAATCCAACGTGTTGGCTTAAACGCTGACCAACTCTGGGCCTTAGAAGCCTTAAAGGTAGTAGAGATGCTGTCAATCCAACGCCACGACTTCACCACTGACGATGTATGGGAATGGATGAACCAACTGCACCCCGAGATGACAACCCACGAGCCACGAGCCATGGGGGCCATCATGCGTAAAGCCTCTGCAACCCGTCTGTGCGTCCCTACAGAGCGTTATAGCAAGTCACAGCGCCCAGAGTGCCACCACCGCCCATTGCGTGTCTGGCAGGGTCTCTAATGACTGACACACAGTTCATTTACAGTTTCATCATGGGCTGGGTTTCATGCTGGCTATGGCTTAAAATGATGGCCAACAGACCATGATTCCTACATGGGGGTACCGTCAGTTAGTCTCAAAGGACAAGTTATTGCTCGTTCAAATCTTCACGGATTTGAAAACAGGGGAACACCTAAGAACCACAGTGTCACAAAGAATGTGGCCGTTCTTAGATTGGTCGCCGCCTACCGAAGTAGAAGAGAACTGAAACGCATCATGGCATTAGCCCTATTCGCTGTCCTATCCGTACCAGCCCACGCAAGTGCGGCCACTGATTCCCACGCCAAATACCATGGCGTACTACCCGACGCTTACTATGACGGCCTTGCTATGTGCGAAACAGGCGGCAACTGGCAACACTCCACAAAGTCATACACAGGGGGGCTGGGGATAAACCGCCAAACGTGGCGCACCTGGTCAAACAAACCTAGCGCAAAAGGGCACACGCCCGTCGAGCAAGTCAAAGTAGCCGACGCTATTGCTTTTAAATCCCATATAAACCCTGACGGCCGCAAAGTGTGGCGTGTTGGGCCGTGGGGCTGGGGCTGTCTTAAAGGGCAAAAGCACCTACAAAGTTTCATCTGCAAATCCCGTCACAAGGATGTGCAAAGATGGAAACGCAACTGCTAAACAAAGGAAAACAATGGAAACATCTACCGGCGAACTTATTGCCAAACTAACAAACCTCAGTCACAACCTGGCGCTAGAACTCAGGTTCAAAGAATCAAGCCTTGTGCTAGAGGCCGTAGGCGCATTACACGCCCTGCCAAACATTGCCGAAACCATTAGAGACTCATGGCACCCATCACTTAATGTCTCTGGCCCAGCCAAAGGCATTTCATATCTGAGCACAGCAAAGTTGGTTAGCGATGACGCTTGAATATACCCACAACGATGAGGTGGCAGACATGATTTACGCCAAAGAGCAGGAAATAAAACTGCTTAAAGAGGCACTGCTACGCATTGAGACAGAGTTAAACCGCATTACGAATGAGCACGCCCGTGGCCAGTTTTAATCTTGACGATTACGAGCCCGTTGCCAGCAGGGTAAGCAAGTTCTACGACGCACATCCAGATGGCCGCATCATCACAGACCTAGTGCACTACCTGTCAGATGTTGCAGTCTTTAAGGCTGAGATATGGGTAGGCGATGTGTTGGTGTCCACAGGTTGGGAAGAGGAAGTGCGTAACTCGTCGCACATTAACAAAACTTCGCACCTGGCTAACGCCGAAACAGGGGCTGTTGGTCGTGGACTTGCTAACTACAACCTCGCCGGCAGTGACCCATCGAAGCGTCCGAGCCGTGAAGAAATGGGCAAAGTCCAGCGTATGACCCCATCAGGTGACGGCACAATTACAGAGAACAGCAACCTTGCAACTGAGAAACAGCAGAACATGATTAGGGCTGTATGTAAATCCATGGGGAAAATTCCACCGCACAATCTCCAGAGTTTTAGTCGCAAGGAAGCCAGCGCTTATATTGACAGCCTAAAAGCAGGAGAGCAGCCAGCACCAACCTATGACTCAATAGAGGAACCGTTCTAATGGTGGACTTCCTAACCTTTGTCATCATGGTCAGCAGTGTGTTCATGATTGGCTTCATGTTGGGCAAAGACAACCGATGAACGACATAAGCGAGCAGTCATTCCTGCAGCAAATAAAAGCCCTGGCTTACATCCACCATTGGACTGTCCATCACTCTCAGCCGTCAATGACTAAGACAGGCAGGTACATAACTACCGGCAGCCCTGGGTTCTTTGACTTAGTACTTGCACATGAGCAGCGTGGTCTTATCTTTGCCGAACTTAAAACACGCACAGGGAAGGCCAGCTAGGCCCAACTAACTTGGATGCGTATAGTCCACCCTCATGCTGAGGTATATCTATGGCGTCCAGAAGATATGGACTTCATCAGTAAGCGCTTAGCGTCATGCTGATATTGGCCTGGTATGCCCTGCTAATCTCCATCGGTGTTGCCATCATCCAAGGCATTCGTAATTAACTGACTCTTGCAACTGAATACGACCATGGCCACATAGGGGATTGCACTCTGTTGGTGTTTACACGGGAACGTGGGTAGAGCAGTGCGCCCCATTACCTGTGATGACTAACGTGAATGGCCGTGGGTGTCAGCCACTGTGCAGCGTCTAAACGTCACAAATACGAATGGTGTCCACTTCCCTTTGGTGTCCGGCAACCTTGACCTACTTGGTCAGAACTGTGGGGAACACAAACCCCAGACTCTCTTACACACATGGAAGCAACCGCAGCGAAGCAAGGGCGGTAGTAACATAAGCCTCATGACATCCCCGTACAACGACCCCATATACAAAGCCAACAGGAAACAAATCCTCAGCGATGGCAAAGCCACCATCTGTGCACTATGCGGCAAAGCCGGAGCCAACACAGCAGACCACATCATTAGCCTCATGCATGGCGGAGACAACTCAATTGACAACTTGCAGCCTGCACATCAGCGTTGCAACTCTATAAAAGGTGCAACCGAACAAGCCCGAAAAAACGCCAAAACAGCCCAAAAACGACCCAAAACCGACTTTTTTAGCGATAAAACCGAAACCCCGACCCTTATCTCGGTAAACTTTTTAGAGAATCAGCCAGAACTGGCGACAACTGGCGAGAACCATGAACATGATTGGCGTATTGGTAGAGACCAGCCACGATTGGAAAGTGTTGGTGTTGGGGCCGAGAGTTATGGGCCTCTTGTGGCTGCGTGGGCTGAGCGTTACATGAATGTAAAACTTATGAAATGGCAGGAGCACGCACTTAATGGCCAACTTTGTAAAAATGCTGATGGCTCTTTACAGTTTCGTGAGGCTCTTGTAAGTACGGCAAGACAAGCCGGTAAATCGGTTGCTCTCCAGGCGCTTATTGGTTGGTGGATGACAGAGGGCGCAGTCATTCGTGGTGGCCCACAATCTGTAATGTCTGTGGCTAACAAACTGGACAGGGCTGAGGCCATCTTCCCTTTGCTTGCCAACATCCTGTGTGAATACTTCAATGCTAAGAAACTTGCTGCTACAGGACGTAGAAGTATTGAAATGCCAGATGGGTCTAAATGGGAAATAAGGGCCGCTACCAAGAGCCTTCATGGCGGCAGCCACGACCTAATCGTCTGTGACGAGTTATTCGACATAGATGCAGAGGTAGTAGATACCGCTTTGCGTCCTAGCCAGATTGCTCGAAAGTCTCCCCTGCTTTCCATGTGGAGTACAGCCGGAGACCAAAACAGTGAAACCATGATTAAGTTACGCCAGCAAGCCATGGGCGATATAGACAAAGGCGTACCTAGCCTCTTGTACTTTGCTGAATGGTCAATGCCCACACACTTAGACCCTCACGATGAAAGGAATTGGTGCTGGGCTAACCCATCTCTTGGCACAACTATTACGGTAGATGCCCTTCGAGCAGTATCTAAAAAAGACTCTTTCATGCGTGCCCATCTCAACCAATGGATAACAGCCAGGGGCGCATGGCTAGACCTTGGCGTCTGGGAAAAGAATGAGACAGATATACCTATGCCAACTACTGGCATCTCTTACCTTTCCGTGGATTCCTCATTAGACGATGCAAGGTATGTGGGTGTTAGGGCTGCAGAAGTAGATGGCAAAGTCATAGTGCAGACAGAGTTTGTGGTAGAGACAGAAGCCGATATGTGGACAGCCATTGCACGAGTTATGGAAAACCCAGAGGTGCAGTTGCTGATTACGCCAACGCTCGAAATCCATGTGCCAATACCACTACGCCGGCGCACAACCATTACGGGCTATGCAGAACTAACAAGGTTTACAAGCCTGGTCAGGTCAATGATTCATGAAGGCAACGTCAAACACCACGGCGAAAGTCTGCTGTCTGACCATTGCGGCCGAGCCGTTTTAGTCAAGACCCCATCCGGTGCCGTTATTTCCAGCCAGCGTTCTCCAGGCCCAATAGAATTGTGCCGGTGTATGGTGTGGGCAGTAGCGCAAGTATCTAAACCAAAGCAAAAGACAAAACCTATGATGGTCATTGTGGGTGGCTAAACTACTGGCGGTATTGCTCTGGGCGTTGTCGGGATGAGCAGGGCAATACCACATATCTCATCATGAAAGTGACATACTGCAACCATGGCTCTGTTCGATAAAAAAGTTACCAAGGCTGCTATCAGTCCAATGCCTGACGTCCAGGCCGCAGTCGGCTACGGCGGTGCCAACATGATTGGTGATTTCTGGGCATACCAGCAAGGCGAAGCACGAGCAGCAGCAATGCAAGTAGCCACCATCTCCAGGGCTCGTGACCTTATGGCCTCAGTCCTTGCGTCTATGCCACTAAAAATGTACGGCGAAATGTGGAACGAAGTAGATGGCGAAATGGAAGAGATACCACTGGCCCCTCGCTCGTGGCTACGCCAGCCAGACCCCACAGTCACATACCCATTCCTTATGGCCTGGACATTCGATGACCTACTGCATTATGGAAAGGCTTACTGGTACATTACAGCCAGAACAAAGGACGGCTTTCCGTCAGCGTTTACTCGCATCCCTGCAGGCTCTGTAACTACACCTGACATTCCAGGCAACATTCCCTTCGGCCCTTCGAAAGAAGTTTTCTTTGCAGGCAACTACTTAAAAACAGAAGATGTTGTGCAGTTCCTTTGCCCAATCGAAGGCATTGTTTACAACGGCCAGCAGACCATTGCTACAGCCCTAGCCATTGGCGAAGCCCGTAAGCGCAACGCTTCATCTGCTATTCCTGCAGGAATCCTTAAACAAACAGGTGGCGAACCACTCTCAGGCCAAGAACTTGCAGACCTAGCGGCTCAATTCAACACAGCACGAGCCACAAACCAGACTGCAGCGCTCAATGAGTTCCTAAGTTACGAAGCCACTACAGCCTCGCCAGACAAGATGTTGCTTATTGAATCTGCTAACTACTCTGCTCTGGAAGCGGCCAGATTGTGCTCAGTGCCGCCTTACTTAGTCGGAGTCAGTACGGGCGCATACTCGTACCAGTCATCAGAACAGGCTCGTGCTGACCTTTACATCTTTGGAGTACAGCCTTACGCTCAGTGCATAGCCTCTACTCTTTCTATGAATAACGTCCTGCCTCGTGGAACCTACGTCTGCTTTGACACAGACGATTTCCTAGTAGAGAACGAAATGGCCGACTCAATGGATACAAACCAACCACAAGAAAACACACAGGAAGCGTTAGCAGAATGAAACTTAACCTCTCAGCCGGCTTTGCCATTGACGTAGAAGCAGCAGCAGGCGAAGCGCCTACTCGCCAAATCTCCGGTATTGCAGTGCCCTACAATGTCCCAGCCACAGTATCTGACGGCACAAAGGTGCAGTTCGCTGCAGGCTCTTTGCCAGTAGATGGCAAGGCTCCAAAGATGTTCATGTACCACGACAGCAGCCAGCCAGTCGGTTTAGTCACTGCCCGTACCGAAACACCAGAAGGCATGATGTTTGTAGCATCCATAGTAAACACCCAGGCCGGTACAGATGCTTTGACCATGGCCTCAGCCGGAGTGCTTGATTCCGTGTCCGTAGGCGTCAATGTGCTCGAAAGTTACAACGATAAAAACGGCACCATGGTTGTCACCTCAGCCGATTGGTTAGAACTCAGCCTTGTGCCCATTCCAGCATTTTCAGGTGCACTCGTAGAATCCGTGTTTGCGTCAAATGAATCTGTTACCATTCCAGAAGAACAGGAACCCGACGAGCCTGAAACAACCGAACCACAGGAGAACCCAGTGTCAGAACCAATTATCGAAGCCTCAGCACCTGAGTCAATTCCAA